GGGTACTGACTCCCACAGGCAAGAGGTCCATAGCCAAGGACAACATCAGGGCGGCGGTCAATGACCCTGACGCTATCATGTTACTCGCCTATCGACAAGCTCTAGCTACGAGCCTTCAGACTTTCATGCGGCCCTGGCATTCGGACTCGGCAGCCGACGGTAGACTGCACACAACCTGGAATCAAGTACGTACGGACTTGGGCGGGGGCAGTATCGGAACGAGGACCGGGCGACTGTCAGGGTCGCGCCCCTATCTCATGAACATATCCAACGAGTATGACATAGTTATCCCCGTTGGCCTACCAGAACCTCCCCTCATGCGTAGATACCTTCTACCTGAAGAGGGGCACTACTGGCTCAAGCGTGACTTTAGCAGCCAGGAAGTACGCATCGCTGCCCACTATGAGGATGGCCAACTCCTAGAAGCTTACATCAAGAACCCTGCGTTGGACCCACACGCTCTGGCTCAGCAGATTATTTTGGCACAGTCACAGCTAGAGTTAGCGAGGAAGCATGTCAAAATCACTGCGTTCCGCATTATCTATGGTAGCGGCATTCCTGGACTGGCCTCCGGCCTGGGGGTTGATAACGCTGCTGCTGCTAGGACTCTTGACGCTTACTTTCGTGCCTTTCCGGGAATTGCCCAACTCAGTAAAGACACTAAGAGAAGGGGACATGCAGGTCGTCCTATCACCACTTGGGGAGGTAGAGTATATTATACTGAACCCCCTAAGCTCATCAAGGGCCGTATGCGTTCCTTTGAGTATAAGCTCCTTAACTACCTTATCCAAGGAAGTGCAGCAGATCAAACAAAAGAGTGCGTCATTAGATGGGACGAAGCCAAAGCAAGCGATGACGTATTCCTCGCTACTGTGCATGATGAGATAAACATGAGTGCTCCCATGGAATGTTGGGAACAGAGAATGTCCATACTGCGTGACGTGATGGACGCCCCCCTGTTTGATGTCCCCTTCCAAAGCGAAGGCTTTGTAGGGCCGAATTGGTTTGACTTGAGGAAATGCGCATGAGTTGGTCCTACAGCAAATTGTCTAAGTACGAACGTTGTCCCGCACAAAAGAAGTTTCAGTACGATCTGAAGATTGAAGTTATTCGCACTCAATCTCCTGCGGCTGAGCGGGGCAACATGCTCCATGAGACTCTGGAAACCTACCTAGGACAAGAGGTAGTACCAGACTGGATGATGCCTCACGTGCCTCACCTAGCAGAGTATCAGATGGGGTCCAAAGAGCACGTCATTAAGTTGATGGAGGGATGGATACCTGTGCCCGAAGAGGACCAACGGTGGCTCATCTGCATTATTGACCTCCACCATGTCGGTAATCAGAAGTGGGCTACCGTCATTGACTATAAGTCAGGCAAGAGGTACCCAGACCATCAGAAGCAGATAGAGCTCTACTGTATAGCCGCCCTCTGTGAGAACCCAGAACTTGAAAGGGCGGAGGGGAAGTGTTATTATCTGGACGAGGACCCCGGTTCATGGGGTATGCCGGTCTTTGTCACACGAGACCAGCTTGAGGAACTCAAGAGTCAATGGATGGACAGAGTAAGTATGATGGAGGCTGACACAGAGTGCGCCCCCCGTCCTGGATGGTATTGTAAATGGTGTGACTATAGAAAGAGTAACGCAGGACCATGCAGATTCGGTTAAGAGGTGACACCCGTATCGCGGTGGCGAAAATAGTACAAGTAATCCATTCAGAGCTTCAAGAGGTGCCTACGTGGCTCCTCTGTCAGCAAAAGCTTCAAGAGAGCACTGGCTGGACTGAAACTAGGACCAAAAAAGCAATGGGGAGGGCAGTCCACTGGTACACGCGAGACTTGAAAGAACAATAGAAGATAAGTACGTTCGTCTTGCTGCTGCTATTGGAAATCACAGCGTTAAGATGAATGTGATGGGGCATAAGTCCCGACCTGACCGCCTCGTAGTGCTGAAATGGGGCGGCGTGATATGGATAGAGTTCAAGCAACCAGGGAAGCCTCTCTATCCCCAACAGGCGTGGTTCCAGCGGGAACTACACAAGCGACACCAGATAGTGGAAACATTTGATGATGAACACCATGCCCTCCTCTTTACACAAGCCTGTATGGAATCCGCACGACTTTCAGAAGGAGGGGGTCCAGCTTTCGCTGACGTCTGCCTGTATGGGCCTGCTTATGAAGCCCGGCCGAGGAAAGACGTCTACGATGCTTACAACATTGAAGCTCCTGAAGCACTCAGGCGTCAACAAGAAGATGCTGGTAGTCGCCCCGCTGCGAGTCTGTTACAGTGTCTGGCCGCAAGAGGTGGAGAAATGGGACAATTTCCAGGAGCTTACCTGGACAGTGATTCATGGCCCGGATAAAGAGGCCAAGCTAGAGCTAGATGCTGACATCTACCTCATAAACCCGGAGGCAGTCCCCTGGCTGTTCAACTATGTTAAGAAGAAATCAGGATTTGCAAGCAACCTCGACAAGATACGACTTTTCAATCCAGACATACTGTGCGTTGATGAAAGCACAAAGTTTAAGAACTCACAAAGCATCCGTTCCAAGGTGCTACGAAAGCACCTCGGTCATTTCAAGCGCCGTTACATACTCACCGGAACCATTGCGCCTAATGGTCTCATGGACCTGTTTGGGCAGATATACATCCTGGACGAAGGTTTGTCGTTGGGTAGATACATCACCCACTACCGGTCAAAATACTTTTATCCCTCAGGCTATGGGGGATATACTTGGACTCCTCAGGAAAACGCGATGGGGCGTATTCAGGATGCCATCAGGCCGTATGTCTTTCAGCCTGTAGTTGACATTGAGGGAATGCCCGAGCTTATAGAGCAAGACATCAAGGTACAGCTCCCCCCTGATGCCATGAGGCTGTATAAGGAAATCGAAGAACATTTCTTTTCAATACTAGGGGAGTCGCCTATCACTGCTATGAATGCAGCGGCGGCGGGGACGAAGTGTAGGCAGATAGCGAACGGTGCAGTCTATGGCTCCGTTATGGATTACCGCCCTGACAAAGAGGTGCATGTAGTCCACGATGAAAAGCTGAACGCCACCGCTGACCTACTGGAGCAGATAAACGCGCCCACCCTGATTATATACGAATTCGACCATGACCGTCAGCGGTTGATGGACAGGTTTAAGTTCCCAGCCATAGGAGGGGGGACAAGTGCCAAGAAAAGCGACGAGTACATCAAGGCGTTCGCTAGGGGTGAACTCCCTGGACTCATTGGCCATCCGGCGTCGATGGGTCATGGAATTGATGGGTTACAGGATAACTGTTGCAACATTATCCTGTATGGAATCACCTGGAATTTGGAATTTTATCTACAGACCATCCAGCGCGTTTGGAGGCAGGGCAATGAAGCTGCGAGTGTCTACCTTTACCGTATCATTGCAGAGGGTACGCTCGACGAGACAGTAGTGAAGGTCCTGTATAAGAAGAATGCTACTGAAGAGGAATTCTTAAAAGGTCTGCGGACTATCGCTTGCATTGACTAGCGACAGGTGGTACTATTATGATGCATCTACCCAAACCAACAGAGGAGCATCACGATGCCCGAAGCAACCGAGAACACCACCGCTCAGGATGGCGAGAAAAAGACCAAACAGCGCGGAAGCCCGAGCTTCCCCGCCGATGGCAAGATCAGCCTGCGAGTGGAATCCAACCCGAAGCGCAAGGGCTCCAAGAGCTTCGACCGCTTCGCCCACTACAAGGAAGGCATGACAGTGGAGGCGGCGGTCAAGGCCGGTGTCCTCTACGCCGACCTGAAGTGGGACACGGAGCACGGCTTCATCGCCGTGAACGAGACGCCCGAGCAGCGGAAGGCGTGGGAGGCCGACCAGAAGGCCAAGGCAGAAGCGAAGGCCAAGGCCGACGCCGACAAGGCTGCGAAGAAAGCCGCCGCCGATGCCAAGAAAAAGGAAAAGGAAGCGAAGGACAAAGCTGCGGCGTAACGAACCTACTCCCCCTCCCTGGAGTAGTGGACTTGATGCCCTGGTCTTCGGACCAGGGCTTTTTTCGAGGTGACCCATGAACCTGTATATCCCCTCTTCAGGGCGTGCTGCTGAGCAGTACACCCTGCGACAACTCACGCCTGAATGGTTGAGAAAGACCATCATAGTAGTGCCAGAAGATGAGATTGATGCTTATCACCGGAACGTACCTCATGATGTCAGAATAATGGGGTGCCCTCACAAGGGCATCGGACCTACCCGCCAGTTCATTATCCACGCAGCCTATCCGGGCAAAGTGGTCATGATGGACGATGACCTACGTTTTTTCAAGCGGCGCAAGGATGACAGGTCAAAATTCATGGACGCCTTTGAAGATGACGTAGACGATATGCTCTCTCAGATTGAGCTTAGCCTGAAAGACTACGCCGCTGTAGGAGTCTGTCCTCGGGAGGGCGGGAATCGTTACCCGGATAGGGTCTACCACAATGTCCGCCTCCTTCGGGTTCTGGCCTACGATACCATCGTACTTAGCACTCAGGATATAGACTTCCGTACCGTCCCGGTAATGGAAGACTTCCTGGTGTCACTGAGCTTGTTGACCCGTGGCTATCCGAACATAATGCTCAGTGATTGGTGCCACAATCAGCGGGGCAGCAACGACTCTGGAGGATGTAGCCAGTACCGCACGATGGAGATGCAACGTGATGCAGCTCTTATGCTCAAGCAATACTTCCCTGACTTTGTCAAGGTTGTGACTAAGACCACAAAGACCGCCTGGGGCGGACAGGAGCGCACAGATGTCA